TCCACCACCGATGCCTGCACAGCCTCAACCTGCAGCGGCTCAGCTTTTGATTAACAAAGATGCTCAGCAGGGTGTTCGTCCTAAGTCATCGACTAGACAGCGTGCTGCAATCAGGCAGGGTACTTCACAACTTAGGATCCCTTTGAACCTCGGTGGGAGTGGTGGTAGTTCTGGAGGACTTAACACATGAACGCTAAGGCAGTATACGATCGGCTCAAAACCCATCGGGAAGATTTCCTTGACATTGCAGTCAAGGCATCTGAGCTGACACTACCTTACTTGATTCGTCGTGATGATGAAACTGAAAACCACAAACGATTGGTTGTCCCTTGGCAATCAGTCGGTGCTAAAAATGTGGTGACACTGGCAAGTAAACTAATGCTTGCTTTGTTGCCACCACAAACCAGTTTCTTCAGGCTACAAGTAAGAGACGACAAGCTAGGTGAAGAGCTGTCTCCTGAGATTAGGAGTGAGCTTGACCTAAGCTTTAGCAAGATTGAACGCATGGTGATGGATGCCATCAGTGCATCTAATGATCGTGTTGTTATTCACCAAGCAATCAAACACTTGATTGTTGGTGGTAATGCTCTAATTTACATGAGCAAAGATGGTCTCAAACATTACCCAATGAACCGTTTTGTTGTCAACAGAGATGGTGATGGTAATGTAATGGAGATTGTTACCAAAGAACGCATTGACCGTAAGCTTCTTGGTATTGAGCTGCCCCCTAACAAACCTAATGAAGCAGGGCAGAAATGGTCAAACGAAGATGACGTTGATGTATACACATACGTCCGACTGGATACGTCAAGTGGCAGATGGGTGTGGCATCAGGAAGCATTCGATAAGATCCTTCCCGGTTCACGTAGCACTGCTCCTAAGAACGCATCTCCATGGTTGGTTCTTCGGTTCAACACAGTTGATGGTGAAGACTATGGACGTGGCAGGGTAGAGGAGTTCCTCGGTGACCTCAAGTCACTTGAAGCACTGTCACAAGCACTGGTTGAAGGCAGCGCAGCAGCTGCTAAGGTAGTGTTTACTGTCAGCCCGAGCGCCACCACCAAGCCCCAGACCCTTGCTAAGGCAGGTAACGGTGCTATCATACAGGGTCGTCCTGATGACATTGGTGTGGTGCAAGTAGGTAAGACAGCTGACTTCCGTACTGCGTCTGAGATGGCTGCAACGCTTGAACGACGTTTGGCTGAGGCATTCCTTGTGCTTCAGGTACGACAGTCTGAACGTACTACCGCTGAGGAAGTACGCCTCACACAGATGGAACTTGAACAACAGCTCGGTGGACTATTTAGTTTGCTGACTGATGAGTTCCTCAAACCATACCTCAACAGGTATATGCTTGTTCTGCAACGCAGTGGGCAACTACCTAAGCTACCAAAAGATCTGGTTCGTCCAGAGATTGTGGCTGGTGTTAATGCACTGGGTCGTGGACAAGATAGAGAAAGCCTTACTGCTTTCATTACTACCATCGCACAAACTCTTGGTCCTGAGGCTCTGGTTAAATATATCAATCCTGATGAAGCAATCAAACGATTGGCAGCTTCACAAGGTATTGATGTATTGAACCTTGTCAAGTCCATGCAAGATGTACAAGCTGAGACACAGCAACAACAACAGATGGCTCAGCAAATGGAACTCACGAAACAAGCTGGTCAGCTTGCTAGTGCTCCAATGATGGATCCCACTAAAAACCCTAATCTAAATGACCAACAGCAATCCCCCCAAGCGGCGATCCCGCCGCAAGCCAACCCAGCCGGAGGCTGAACGCACAGTAAAGGAAGTACCTCATCCTCCTACTGAGAAACCTGTACTCAAGGTAGAGGAGCCTGTACCTAACAAGTATGCTCCTAAAGCTAAGGTAGGTACTCCAACTCTTGGTCGTTCACCCAACTATGTTCAATCGGTTGGTCTTGGTAAACTTAAAGTAACAACTGCAAATGGCAACACTGACGTATGATCCCACCCCAGCTGATCAACCTGAGTTCAACGAGGCTGAGCAAGAAGCTCTAGCTATTGGTGAAGCTCAAGCTGAAGCTGAACAGCAGATGTATGCTGGCAAATTTAAAGATGCTGAAGCATTAGAGCAAGCATATATTGAACTGCAAAAGAAACTAGGACAAACTGATGAAGTACAAACCTCCGACGAAGGGAGCGAAGAAGAGTCCTCCACCGAAGAAGAAGTAGAAGCGTCTGTCTTTGACAATGCTGCTAAAGAATGGAATGAGAACGGTCAGCTGACTGAAGAAACCATTAAAGCATTGTCGGAGATGGATAGCTCTGAACTTGTCCAAGCTTACATTGAAGCACAAAACCAACGGCAACCTGCTGCAGATTTGACACAAGATCAAATCAGCCAGGTTTATAACATTGCTGGTGGTGAAGAGCAATATCAATCTTTGGTCAAGTGGGCAGGTGAAAACCTACCTAGTGAGTACGTAACAGCATTCGACAACTTGATAGAAACCTCAGATATGTATGCTATTCAACTAGCTGTTGCTGGTCTGCAATCTACTTATGCAGATGCCAACGGTTATGAAGGTAGGATGCTGTCTGGTAAGAGTACTACAGAAACACCTAATACTTTCCGTAGTCAAGCTGAAGTTGTCCAGGCAATGGCAGACCCTCGTTATGATCGAGACCCTGCTTATCGTCAGGATGTCTTCAACAAACTCGAACGCTCTAACCTATCTTACTAATGACTGTTACCACTAACGATCGCGGACAACAAAACCTTTTTGCTAAAGAACCCACCATGTACACTGACGACAACTACACTGTGACTCACAACGAAAAAGCTGAGATGCTTAACGGTCGCCTGGCTATGCTGGGTGTGATGGCTGCGCTTGGAGCGTACGCACTAACTGGTCAAATTATTCCTGGAGTATGGTAATGGCTTGCGGTAAAGGACACAAAGGTAAAGGCGGTGGAAAAAAGAAGTAAGAATGTCAGCCTCAAGATTGGTAAACACAAATCACGTTCCGGTGGACTTACGAAAGCCGGACGTGAGAAGTACAATCGAGAAACTGGATCTAACCTCAAAGCCCCTCAGCCTGGGGGTGGTCCCCGAAAGCGTTCCTTCTGTGCTAGAATGTCTGGCGTGAAGGGACCAATGAAAGATAGCAAGGGTCGCCCCACCCGTAAGGCACTTGCACTACGTAAATGGAAATGCTAACTATGGCTAAACAAGGTCTATACGCTAACATCCACGCTAAACGAAAGCGTATCGCTGCGGGCTCCGGCGAGAAGATGCGCAAGCCTGGGAGTAAAGGTGCTCCCACAGCTAGCAACTTCAAACGAGCTGCTAAAACTGCTAAGAAAAAATGATTACTTGTCCTGATTGCACGCCAGCTCAACAGTATGTGTTAGAGCAACTGCAGACTCGTGCTGAAGTTACTGACAAAACTGCCCTGGCTGTGATCATGGGCAACATCGAACAAGAGTCTAACTTCCGCCCTAAGGTATGTGAGGGTGGGGCTATCGTGCCCTACGATCAGTGCCTGAGAGGCGGCTACGGGCTCATACAATGGACTTCCCAGCATCGTTATGATGGATTGGGTACGTTCTGTAAACAATGGCGTTGTGACCCATCCTCGTTGGAGGGTCAGACACGTTACATGATTAATGAAATGCAGTTCAGGAATGATCTTTATGCATTTCAAAACAATCACCAAACAGTTGATTACTACATGAACCACGCCTGGTATTGGTTAGGTTGGGGCATCCATGGTAATCGTACAAACTATTCTTATTCTTTTTTAAACAAACTACAATGAAATTTTTCGCTATCCTCCCTGCAGCCCTGATCGCTGCTGCTCCTGCTGTTGCTGGTCCTTACGCTAACATTGAAGCCAATTCCAAATTCAGTGGCTCTGATTACAGCAAAACTGTGATCGATAACCACGTTGGTTACGAAGGTGAGATCACTGATACTGCAAAGTACTATGTTCAAGGTGGCCCCGCTCTGGTCCTTAAAGATGGCGAGCCTCTCACTACCGAGCTTAGCGGCAAGGCTGGTGTTAAAGTTAAGCTGTCGGAACAGATTGGCATCTATAAAGAGATCAAGTTCCTGACTGGTGCTCAGTCTGATTATGGTATTAAAGCTGGTGTGAAGTACTCCTTCTGATAAATAGCAGTCACCCCCACTACTGGATGTGAGCCTTGAGTGGGGGCATTAAGTGCTCAAATATATACCCTTATTAAAACTACCCACCATTTCCTTTAATTAACCGTATTCTTATTTAAATGACTGCTGCTACTCTCACACAAAAACAAACTAGTACCTGGGAAGATTTTTGTTCTTGGGTCACCTCTACAAACAATCGTCTTTATGTTGGGTGGTTCGGGACTCTGATGATCCCTTGCCTGTTGGCTGCCACCACCTGCTTTATTATCGCATTTATTGCTGCTCCCCCTGTTGACATCGATGGCATCCGTGAACCCGTCTCTGGCTCTCTGCTCTACGGCAACAACATCATCTCCGGTGCCGTCGTGCCTAGCAGTAACGCAATTGGACTACATTTGTACCCGATCTGGGAAGCCAATACCCTTGAAGAATGGCTCTACAATGGCGGACCATATCAGCTCGTCGTGTTCCATTTCCTTATCGGTATCTTCTCTTACATGGGACGAGAATGGGAACTTTCGTACCGACTTGGGATGAGACCTTGGATCTTTGTTGCTTACTCTGCACCTGTTGCAGCAGCATCTGCAGTGTTCCTGGTTTATCCTTTTGGTCAAGGTTCGTTCTCTGATGGTATGCCCCTTGGTATCTCTGGTACGTTTAACTTCATGCTCGTGTTCCAAGCAGAGCACAACATCCTCATGCACCCATTCCACATGCTTGGAGTTGCTGGTGTATTTGGTGGAGCTTTGTTTAGTGCTATGCACGGCTCTCTTGTCACGTCTTCTTTGGTTCGTGAAACGACTGAAAATGAAAGCCAAAACTATGGTTATAAGTTTGGTCAAGAAGAAGAAACTTACAATATTGTTGCTGCCCATGGGTATTTTGGTAGGCTTATCTTCCAATATGCTTCTTTCAACAACAGCCGCAGTCTTCACTTTTTTCTTGCTGCTTTCCCTGTTATTGGAATTTGGGCAACCTCCCTTGGTGTGAGCACCATGGCATTCAACCTTAATGGTTTCAACTTCAACCAATCTATTATTGATTCTGAATCTCGTGTTATCCCTACTTGGGCTGACATCCTCAATCGTGCCAACCTTGGCTTTGAGGTGATGCACGAGCGGAATGCACATAACTTCCCGCTTGATCTTGCATCCGTGGAGGTTACTCCCGTGGCACTTACT